CGTTTTCTTGCCGCCGAATAGCGTCAAGAGTTGCGCGACGAACGGCAAGAGAGCAAATATCTCGGTAGCTTTCATGGTTCCCCCTTGAAGTGAATTAGCGTTTGTACCTCGCCGGTACGGATTTGCTTGACGAGCTCTTTAGCCCGGAGCTCGAGCTCCTCTCGACGAATCTTGAATCCTCGAGCGACGTCGGCGGCTTCGATCCGTACGTCGTCGAGCGACGCCAGTACGGCGGCGAGTTGCCGGCCGGCGTCGAATACCGCGAAGTCGCTCGGCGCGATTACGTCGCCGCCAGCGTCCTTTTTGGCTCCCATTAGAAAAGCCTCCCTATATCAAATCGAAAAGTTATTTACGCCGACGTGTGTATTCCCTGGGAGTGCGTTCTGCAGAAGGTTCCATTTGAGCTTTGGCCCCCCCTCCCGCCGGCCTCGAGCTCGATTGTAAGCATTCGCCGGCCGTCTTCCTCGAGTGACACGGCTTACACAATCCCTGCAGGTTAGCGAGCTCGTCGAGCCCGCCGGCGCGCTTCGGTAGGATATGGTCGACCTCGATAGCAGGTCGGCGCCCGCACGCTACGCACCATGAATCCCGCAGGAGTATCACCCGCCGTAGCCGCTGCCATGCTCGGCCGTACCCTTGAGCGCTTGCGCTCGGTCGTACCAGGTCGGGCCGGGTTTGCTTGCAGGCCGAGCATACCGTCCCGATCACAACGGGTACCGATTTACACCCTCTGCAAAGATGCTTACCCTTATGCATTAGGGGAGAGACTAGCAGCAGTAGGGGGCGTGGATATCTCGGTCACGTACAGTACGAGCCTATGCTTATGCACCTGGTCGGTGTATCGAATAGTGAAGTCGAGCGCCCTATCATCGGCCAGTAGCCCGGCGTCCTGGAAGCCGTCGAATGCCGCCTTGAGCGAGGCTATTAGGTTGTCGGTATCCATGCGCCGCCTGGTCGCCGGTACATAGATAGATATAGCGGCGGCCTTAATGAGCGGCGGCGGCTTGCTAGAGAGCGTCTCTCGAGCGCTCCATCCACAGTCCCTACGGTACGACGCTATAGCCCTCGCTCGAGCCCATCTATTAGCCCGCCCGTTAGGCCGGATAGCTTCCGGTGGATACTGTATCTCGACCCGATATCGCCTGTTAGTAAGTTGTGGATAAGTTCGCGGATATCTTGAGGAAAACTCGCAGACCTTAACACGGGACATTAGCGGCGCCTCCTTTCTGCTACTTATCCACAACTTTTCCACAGGCTTTTCCACAGGCTAGAACCGGGCGCGACGACCCCCGCTTAGGCGTAGTGGGAGTACACCGTACGACGGTCGCCGGCCCGATGTTTATAGGAACCTCGAGACTACCCAGGCGGCGGCGTATAGCAGGCCGCCCCCGAGCGCCAGAGTCGCCAGCAAGTAACCGACGAGTAGCAGTAGCGGCGGTCGCTCGTACTCCTCGCAGCGTCGGTCGTACTCGGTGAGCTCGAGCGCCGTCGGCCCGATACACTCACAACCGCCCTTCGTAGGGTCGAGCATACGGGGTTTCGAGCAAAGTAAACATCGGCCGTCATCGGGCCACGTAAAGAGCTCCCGTTGCCGACGCACTAGTCCCGGCCTCGAGTACGGCCGGCGGCGGCTTGCTCTCGAGCGGCGTCGTACCCCTGGTCGCCTTGCCTATCGCAGTCGTCGCAATCGTGAGCCGGCCGATTATGCGGACATAGCGTAACGGCTTCGCTTATCACTTCCGGCCGCCCGGCCGGCGAGAATGCGCTATGAGCCTCGAGCGCTTTAACCCGGCTCTCGAGCCGGTTATCGAGGAGCTCGAGCCGTTTGTTAAGTGCCTCTATCCAGGCGTACGTTTTGTCGATCCGAGCCGATATCGAGCCTAGCGTTACGTTAATTCCCACTAGTTGCCCCCGTTCACTGGTCGGCGGCCTGGTACCTCACGCTTGGCCCATAGTTCCCGGAGTATCTCGACGGCGGCGGCGAGCCCGCCCTCGAGCGTCGCGATACGCTTCAGGTCGTCCGCTCGATTATCGCCGAGCGTAGCGACCCGCGTACCGACGGTCGCGGTAAACCCTTCGGTTTCTAATAGTCGGGATTCGAGCGCCTTTAGTCGGCGCTCCGTTTCTTCGGCCATGTTACCTCCCACGTCGTTATGGGCCCTCGCCCGTTCCATACATAGCGGTAATCGTCACGCATTCCAGGCACCCGCATATGTCACGTAACGCGCCGGCGGCGGTACACCCGAGCGCGGTATGGCACGCTCCGCAGCGTCCGCAAATAGGACACAACTTGCCGGCCGAGTCGCACGTCGCGCATAGCCCGCACGCTACCGCCATGTTAAGGCGGCCGAGTGCCTCGTCTACTTTCGTATCGGTGTAACCACTGTGCGAGCTCATAGGTCGAGCGGTAGCTTAGGAGCTCGGTACAGCGCACACCGTAAGTCGACCCGGCGCTCGATAGCTTTAGCGGCGTTGAGTGCGCTCGGTTGCCGGCTCTCGAAGTAGGCGCGTTGAGCGTCGCGCATGAGCTCGACCAGGTCGACAAACTCCTCGAGACGCTGGTTAGCTGTCGGTGGAATTGATTGCATCGGCGTACTCCCATCGACGAATCTAGGCCCGCCGGGTACGCCGTGTCAAGTCTTACTTGTACTCGGTTTCGACGCCGCCGCCGCCATCGCGACGACCACCCCGGCCGCCCAGTACGTAGGGTCGTCGGGTCGCCAGCCGGCGCCGACGACGTATGCCGCGACCGCTCCGATACCGAGAGCGAGCCTCTTACCGACGTTCTCGCCGTTCCAGAGCCAGCTAAACAGGTGCTTCATACGACCCCCTCTAATTGACGAGAAAGACGCGCCTCGTCTCTCCCCCGACGCCAGATACCGTAACGTCGACGGCGGCCGATAGATCCTCGGCGTCGCCGTCAAGGTGGTCAATCGTCCGCATACGTATCTGGTACGAGCCGGCGTCGTTAGCGTCGACCGTAATCGACTTCTCGTTATAGTCGGACACGTTGGAATAGGCGACGACGTCACCGCTCGAGAGCCCATTTTGAGCCGAGCTCGGTAGGTTAGCCCAGGAGCCGACGCCCCCGTCCCATTGGAAGTACATATCGTAATCGGGACCGGAGCCGCCGGCCTGTTGGGTAGCTTGCCCCGACATGGTAAACGAGGTTTCTTCGTCCGGCGTCGGGTCGAATAGTGGGTCGGTTACGTCGACCGAGCCGACTTTCTTCGCCACGGGTCAATCCTCGTCGTAGTAGATCGTTAGGTGTAGCTCGGTCGCCGTCGCCCCCGTCGTCTTGAGTGCGATATAGCTATCGGCCGGTATCGTCGCATCGGTAAACGACGTAATATCGTCGCCCGTCGTCGTCGACGTCGTCGTATTCGAGTCGATTAGATTCGTTACCGAGGCTCTCGAGCTCCCGTGGTATAGCGACCAGGCGACCGACGTCCCTATGATTACGGCCCGGATAGCGGTGAGCGTAATATCCCGGTCGGTAAAGAATACGGCTATGTCCTCGCTCGCCGTCGGGCTCTCGACCGTAATCGACTTCGAGCGGCCCGTGCGACGTCTCGTTCGCGCTCGTCTCGTCGGCGGCGGCGTCGGTACACTTGGCCGCCGTGTCGGCCGTCGGTATCGGCGTCGCCTGCACGTCGTATGAGCCGGCCCCGGTACGCTTGAGGTACCCGTTACTCCCGAAGTCGCCGTCTTGTACTACGTCCCCGTGCGACGTCTCGTTAGCGCTCGTCGGGTCGGCCCCGTCCGTTACGTTGAGTATCGCGAGCGCTTGAGCTTTCGTCAGGTCGACCGGGTCGCCGGTGCCGGCCCCCGTCGTACGCCCCTTGAGCGTATCTTGAGCCATGTTCGCGAGCTCGGTATTCGTAATCGAGTCGGCGCCCGGTGTACCCGCCGGCAAGTTGCCGACCTCGAGCTTACGCTTAGCCCCGCTCGCCGCGGAATCCTCGAGGAGTAGCAGGTCGCCCGATACCGGCGACGCCTTATCGGCGAGCCCGGTAAACTCCCCGTCGACGTCGTCATGAATTAGGTTCCCGTGCGACGTCTCGCTCCCCGTCGACGTCGTCATGAATTAGGTTCCCGTGCGACGTCTCGTTCGCGCTCGTCTCGTCGGCGGCGGCGTCGGTACACTTGGCCGCCGTGTCGGCCGTCGGTATCGGCGTTGCCTGTACGCCATACGCCCCGGCCCCGGTACGCTTGAGGTACCCGTTACTCCCGAAGTCGCCGTCTTGTACGACGTCCCCGTGCGACGTCTCGTTCGCGCTCGTCGGGTCGGCCCCGTCGGTTACGTTGAGTATCGCGAGCGCTTGCGCTTTCGTCAGGTCGACCGGGTCGCCGGTACCGGCCCCCGTCGTACGCCCCTTGAGCGTATCTTGAGCCATGTTCGCGAGCTCGGTATTCGTAATCGAGTCGGCGCCCGGTGTACCCGCCGGGAGAGCCGATATCAATAGACTCTTTTTCGCGTAGCTCGCCGCCGAGTCCTCGAGGAGTAACACGTCGCCGGCGACCGGCGAGGCTTTCGGCGTGAGCGGCTGTATCTCGCCGGCCTGGTTATCGTGGATAGCGTCGGCGTCGGCCGCCGAGATAGGTAACGACTCGACCGTACACTTACGCTTGTCGAACGTCCCCGCCGAGTCCTCGATAAGCAGCATATCCCCGACGACCGGCGAGGCTTTCAGGGTGAGAGCGTTAATCTCGCCGTCGACGTTATCGTGAATAGCGTCGGCGTCGCCGGCCTCGTACCCGAGCGATACCCAGGCGGTTACGCCGTCTCCGAATTTACGCTTCCCGGTATCAGTCTCGAGCCCGAGCTCCCCGGCCGCTAACGTCGGGTCGGCCGACGTCCAGGCCGCCGCCGTGTCTCGTCTAAATTGGATGATATCGGCCATTAGGCGCCCCCTCCATCGAGTACCTGGTCGGCGGTATAGGTTGAGTCAGCCCGGCCGCCGTCGAGACGAGCGTCGCCGCCGCCGCCGCCGCCCCCCTCGTCGAGTAGCTCTTGTATCGCGGCCTGAACCGTAATACTCGAGAGCGTCGAGTACGGCGTAAAGGCTACGTTAGACGCCTGAACCGTCTCGATAGCTTCTTGCGCCGCCTCGAGCTCGACCTTGAGCTTATCGACGGCCGGCCCGGTCCAGCGTGTCAACGGTGTACCTCCGGTTGATACTCGACGTGCAAACGGTTGTAAGCGATAAGAACGTCGAACTCGTCGCCGAGTGCGTCGCCGACCTGGTCGCGTAGCTCGTCGCGCTCGCTCGGCGTCATATTCTCGAGCCCGAAGTCGAGCGCGTGCCCGACGATATGCAGCGTACGCTTGACGCGCCCGACGGCTCGCTCGGTCCCCGACGTGATACGTAGCCGTTGACCCCATTCCTCGAGGAGCGGGAATACTACAAAGCAGGCGAGCACTATCTCGGGGCGTAGCCCGGCGAGCGCGACCCCGCGCTTAATTGTTACTCTCATTTGTGTTGCGTATCCCGTTGCGCGAGCGGACAATGGCGCCACCCTTCCCGTATTGCCTCCCCTAGCGAGTCGCGTAGCCCCTCAAATCCCGTGGCTAACATGTTGTCGAGCTTGTCGATTCTACGGTGAGCCCCGCGTACCGAGCCGCGAATCGTCCCGACAAAAACGCCCGTCAAGAAAATTGCAGGTCCGATTAGCGCGCAGCCCGCGACGACTAGGTGCCATTGTTCTAGCGGCATGAGTATTGTACCCAGAGTAAGGCGACCGTTAACCCGACGAGGAGAGCGACCCGTACGTTACGCCGGCCTCGAGTTGTCATGGCGACGGCGCCAGAGCGGTCAAGGTGCCGAGCGGCGAGCTATTCGCGAGGTCGGTATAGACGGCGCCCTTAATCGTCGCGTTACCTCGCTTAGTGAGTAACGCGAAAACATCCGTACCGGCGGCGTTAGAGCCGTAGCATTGTGTCCCCGTTACTAGAATCGTACTCGCACTATTAGACCAGCTAGAAATACACCCGACGTCCTTCGGGTTACTCCCGGCGCTTAGTTGGTCGACCCGTATTGAGCCGCCCTCGAGGCAATACTCGCCCTCGGCGAGCTCGACCTCGTCGGCCAGCATAAAGCCGCCGACCCGTAAAGCTAAGTCGACGTCTTGAACCACTGTGATTTGTGGATCGACGACACGTACCCCGTAGAATCTGCCGGTGCCGACGTTCATACCTATAAACCCGGCGACCTGACAGTTAGTATCGTTCGATATGTCGCTCGTCTCTGCAGCTATCATCGCATCGTCGGACGCTCTGCAAAAGATTACGTCCCCGCTCGAATAGAATCTATCCTCGGCGGCGTCGCACCCAAACTCGAGCCCGGCTTTCTGGTCGAATAACACCCCGGCGACCGGGGTGCTATTGCTCGAAACCGTAGCGGCGTTAACGAGCCACGGCTCCTCGGTACCGTGGTCGACTTCGTACCGATTGCCGATAGACTCGATGGTACCTCGAGCGCCGATGAACAGCCCGGTACGATACGAGACAAACGTGCAGCCTTGAAAGACGACCCGGCCTCTCGAGGTCGAGTTACCGACGACGGCGGCGGCGGCTTGCTGCCCGACCAGGCGACAATTAGTAATCGTAACCCCCTCGTAATTGCCCGACCCGCCCGACGCCGTATATCGCGTGTCATGGGTCGCGATATAACTCCAGAGCCCGATCATTAACCCGGCGCCCGGCGCGAATCCTGACGCTCTCTGCGGTCCCCCGAGCCCCTCCATAGGCCACTGATTGACTATGCCGAGGTCGCTCACACTCACCCCGACAAGCGGCGTCGTTACGTAGTCGTTAAACAGGTTTAGAGCCCCCGTTTCGCTATACGTCCCGCGTATGCTTTTAAGCAATATGCTCGCCATCGGCCCGGCGCCCCGGACATGGGTCCAGTCTTTCTGCATGTAGAAGCCGTCGCCGCCCGACGTCGTAAACACGCCCGGCCGTAGCTGGATAGTCGTCGGTGCGTCGTACGTGCCAGCCGGCGCGTTATCTAGCGCGGCCTGCAGGTCGCTATAGTCGTCGGCCGGCGACGGCCCGACGGTAATCGTATTCCCCGCGTAGCGCTTGCCCTGGTATCGTCGCATTATTCGATCCTCTCGAGCATAACCTCGTACGGCGTAACGCTTAGCGAGTGCGTCGCATGGGCGGCCCGCCCCATGAGCTCGAGCGTATACACCCCTGGGGTTAACACTTCCTCGACGACCAGGTCGCCAACGTAGTTATCACCCGGCGTCGCTAACTCGACGACGCCGGCGGTACCGTCAAGTCGAATATGAGTGCGCCCGATAGGGTTAGGCGGCTCGTCGCCCGACGAGTACGAAGCCGACACGGCTACGGTTATCCGGGTACCGCCCGGTCCTATTAACCGGTCGTCGAGATATACCGCGACCGTCGAGAGCGGTACCGCCGTCGTCGAGCTCGTCGACCCGTTCCATGGAAAAGGGAAAAGGGTAAGCATCGGGGCGAGCGCGGCGTACCGGTCGCGTAGCTTCCGTATCAGTCGCGCCGTTATCGGTGCGTACGGTGCGACGGCGGCGTCGCCGATAGTCTCCCACGCCATTAGTATTCGACTCGCCCGGTCATATTTAGCGGCGCCTCGAGGTAGACGTTACCGGCGCCCGATGCCCGGTAGACCTGCAGGTAAAAGCCGCTCCGTTGCCCGAGCGTCGCCGGTGCTAGTGAGAGCTCGAGCTCGAGCGCGACGTACGACGTACCGTTTATGATCGCCGACGTCGTGCCCCCGTACGCATCGCTCGAGTTATAGAGTCGAGCGTACCCCGTCGTACCCGAGTCGACCTTAACCGATGGGAATAGCAAGACACGTCGGGCGATACCCGTATAGTCGACGAAGTCGGGTAGCCAGAGCCCGAAGTCGGAATTAGCTATCACAGTCCATGAGCCGGCGACGACCAGGTCCTCGGCGATAGATACGCCGAAAGGGTACGACCTGCAGGCTCGAGCGTTATCACGTAGCGCCCCGACGACCTCGGTTGACTTGAGCGGCGAGCCGACGTCGACGTCGGTATCGGGGATATCAGTCCATGCCGGGAGAGTCATACCTATATCATCCTATGCCCGGCCGAGCCGTCGGCTTGAGCCCCGGCCGAGTTAGTCGCGTACCCGAACGTCGAGCGCTCGAGCTCGGTAGCCGCCGGGTATAGCGCGGTACCCGACTCGGCGATAACCCCGTACCGGCGCGTACCAATGTCGAGACAGTCGAGCACAACTAGTCCCGCCTCGAGGTCGGGGTTAATCGCGACGATAGACATAAGCCTAGAGTCGACGCCTAGAGCCCCCGTTAGAAGGTTAGGCAAGTCGGCGTGAGTTACGGCGATTACGTCGCCGACCTCGAGACGGCGGTTAGTAAAGCTAACGGCAAGCTGTACTCGAGCCGGCCCGAGTAACCACATTTGACGCAAGCGGCCGGCGAGCTCGGCGGCGAGCGCTACCCCGTTTTGTGCGTCCGTTAGCCAGCGACTCTCGACCAGGTACTCGACGACCTCGTCGGTCGCCGCCTGGTCGGCGGTATCCTCGGCCGAGTCGGTGCCGAGGAGCTCGGTAACAAACTCGCCGGCGACGGCGTCGTAATCGCCCCATATCCGAAAGCGGTTTAGGTGCTCTCGTATGAGTTGCTCCCAGGAACGGAGCCCGACGATATCGGTCATATCGACGACCGGTGCCGAGGTCGCCGGTAGCGCCGGTACGTTGAACCGGAAACCGAGCGTCCCGTCGCCGAATACCTGCAGGCGAGCTTGAAAGACCCGAAAGAATTCCCGCTGTAGATACTCCCGTGCGCTCTCGGGCTCGGTGAGTACGACCGTAACCGAGTCGTCGGGTCGCCATATATCCCGCTCGGCCGCCATACCGACGAGCTCGAGGTCGGTATCGGCGAGCCCGAGCCCCGTCGGCGCCGAGCTCGAGCCGGTATCGGTCGAGACACTCTCGAGCGGGAAGTCGGGGTCTGATACCGAAAAGGTGCCGCGCAAGATCGAGACGAATACGTTAACGACGTTACCGGTTATAGTCGTCGGCTTGTCCTCGGTCGCCCCCGTCATAATCTCGGCGTCGAGTAGATAGCTTGAGTCGACGACCTCGAGCTCGTACGTCGCTCCCATAGCCTTGAGCCCGACGACCCGCCCGGTAAAGAGCTTAACGAAGTCGGCTTTCTGTAGAGCCCGGTAGCCGCCGTACAGCGTTACCCGTCTATTCTTCCAGGTCCCGACCGGTGCGCCCGGTGCGCCCGAGCCGAATAGCGCCGAAGCCTCGCCGGCTACGTCGTGAAACAAGAGCTTCATATTACCGACGGTCCACGTACCCTCGAGCATATCTATCGACGCCGGCGACAATTGCGGGAAGCCTAGAATTACGTGCTCGGTCGCGACCGGGTTATAGACCGGCGAGGTCGAGTAGATCGTACTCCATACCTCGTCTATCTCGACGAAGTATACCGGCGCCTGGTCGCTCCTAGCGGCTTCGGCGTTCCAGTTAGCATTCCCTACCAGCACGTTAGCCCCGTAGCGTCCTGAAGCGGATACGGAAGTCCCAGAGGTTAGCCCCGAGCCCGGCGTCCCGCTCCGTTAGCTTGACGTCCTTCGAGTTAGCCCGACACGTCTCGAAGTATTCCCAGTGAGTGACGCTCGAGCCGGCCGGTAGCGAGTGGTGGAGTGCCGGCGTTACCAGGAGCTCGGTCGCCGACGTTACGACCGTAACCGATACGGTTATTCGCCTGGGGTCGAGCGCGTGCTCGAGTACGAGAGAGTCGCCCGACGACACGCCCGACGTGTCGGCTACTACGATATCGTTAGTCCCTCGAGCGGCGCCGGCCGTAAGTACGGCGGCGTAGTCGTCGGTAGACTCCCCGGCGAACGAGAATGCCGCGCCGGCCGACGCGTGGGCGAGGAAACTCTGTAATTGGTGCCACGTCGCCGTGTCCGTAATCCGGTGGATTGCGTCGACGTGTAACTCGTACTCGTACCAGGAGTCATGCCACAGTACGACGCCAAAGCCGGCCGGCGTAATCGTACGCTCGGCGTCGGTACGCTCGCCGCCGGCGAACCGCTGTATACCGAAGTCGCTAAAATCGACGTACTCGGTACCGCTCTCGCCTATCGGGGTCCATTTAATCCGAGCGCCCATGTTAGGTTCTCCGATACCTCGAGCCGGCGAGCTCGGTAGCGACCAGGCGAGCGCCGCCCCGCTGTACCTCTACCGATACCATGTCGGCGAGGTTACGTAGGTTAGGCCCGAGCTCGACGCGTACCGTCATGGGCCCGCCGGAGCCGCCAGAGAGGAGCTCTCGCTGTTGGTCCTGGTTTAAGACTATCTCGCCCGGTGCGAGTAGTGCATGTACCGAGTCGCCCCGGTTAGGCTCGCCCGGTACCACGTACCCGCCGGCGGCCTTCGTCGGGTTAGTGCTCTGAATCTTTTGAACTTGAGCCATGCCGGCGGCGATAACAGCCACCATCATAGCCACGCCGAGGATACCGCCTTGCTCGAGCGCTTTCGTCGCCCCGACGTACGTATTGATTATCGCTTGCGCCACGGCTAACGACTTATTCTGCCCGAACAAGTCGCCGGCGGCGTCGCCGAATAACTGCAAGGCTTGTACCGATTCCTCGCCGGCTTTCTTATCGGCGGCGCCTCGCTTCTTAGCTTCGTCTAGGTGCTTCGAGCTCCAATAGCCTTCGACCTTTAGCACGTCCTTAAACCACTGGGAGTCGCTTAGGTCTTCCGGCGGTGCCAGGTCGACCGGTATCTTAATAGGGTCGTCGACCGGGAAGTGCTCGGCGAGCCAGTCGTTAGCATCGAACTCGACGAGCTTAGGAGCGACGGGTATCTCGACGTCGGGTACCGTATCCTCCCCGACTTCCTCTCGTAGCTTAGCGATATTGGCCCGGAGCTCGGCGATACGATTGCCGGTAGCCATCGCCGATTGCTCGAGCCCGGCCATAAAGGCTTCGTAGGCCGGCGTTCCCTTCGTGAGTGATAGCTTGACCTGCTCGAGTTGCGCCGTCGTACTACCGAGCGCCGCCGCCGTCGCGATAGCCATATGCTTAACGGTCGTACCCATCCGAATGAATAGGTCGGGTACCCCGACGGCGTCGCCGATATCGCCGAGCTCGCTTACCAGGTCTTGCAATACGGCGATAGCCATAAGGCCGCCGTCGGCGAGGTCGAGTAGTGCGTACGTAAACGTAGTCGAGTTGGTAGCGGCGCCGGTTAGCTCCTGCATCATCGGGGACAGTACCGTACTGATAACCTCGGTAAACACGTCCCGGAACGGCCCGCCTATCGCTTCCTGCAGGTCGCCGAAGTGCCCCTGCAGGCCGGCAAGCTGCCCCTGATACGTTTGCATCTTAGCTTCGGCCTGCCCCCCAAACCGGTCTTCTATGAGCTCGAGAGCGGCGGCGAACTTCTGACTTTTCGGTACCGTCTCGTCGATGATAATTCCGTATCTCGAGAGAGTACCGAACTCGCCGGCGGCGGCTTTGCCGACGAGCTCGAAAGAAGTCTTGAGCGCTACGCCGTTAGCGGCCGATAGGTCGAGCGCGGCTCGAGTCGCACGCTTGAGCCCCTCGCCCTCGAGGTTCCCGAGCGCGATAAGTAGCGCCTGGTTATTTAGAATAACCTCGTCGCCGATACCGGTTAGTCCCTGCAGGGTACTGGCGTACGTCTTAAGGTCGGGGAGTACGGTCGCGACGGCTTGACCCGTATTCGCTATCGACTTAGCGAGCTTGACCTCGGCGGCCTCTTGTACGCCGGCGGCTTCGGTTGCCGCCCCGATACCGTTAACGAGAATGCGCCCGAACTGTACCGCGCCGACGGCGGCGGCGGCGGCTCCCATAACGGCGACGGCGCCGCCGACCTTTCCTAGAGTCGCCGACGCTCGATCTATCGCCGATATGATTATTGAGGCTCGCCGACCCATAGCTACTCCGTTAGCGCTCGTAAAGCGGCGAGGTCGAAAACGAGCCGGGCCAGGTCGCCCTTAATGGCGTAGTAGTCGCTCGGCCGCCCGCCCATTACTTGAGCGAGTTGGCCGGCGCTTCGGAGCTCTCGACGCCGGCCGACGTAGGGTTAAGCGTAGCCTCGGCCTCGGCCATAGCTTCGACGCGTAGCTCGGCGACCCCGTCGCCCAAGAGCCGCACGTCAGGCGGTAGCAGGTCGCCGACGTACCGCCAGCCGGCCGGCGGCTTCGGTTCCATACTGAACCGAGGCGATACGGCGCCATGACAAATACCGAGGAGCCGTAGCTTGAGCTCGTCGGCCGCCGTAAACTCGAGGTCGGCGGCGCCCGTCTTTCCGAGTAGGCCGAGATTAGGAACGCCGCCGAGCGCCTCGAGCTCGAAGGATATGCCCGGCGCCTTAATCTCGACGTCGGTACCATCGGAAAGGGTAATTGTTCGCTTCACGGTAGCGTAGCCAGCCCGTTAATACCCACAAATTGAACCGGCGTGAGGAGCGAATCGTCGAGCCGGCATGAGAACTCGACCGTAGGTTTCGGCACGTTGCGCCCGTCGAGCGCCGGCGTCGCCTGGTTGAGTACGCAGTTACCGAGGTTAACCTCGAAGTCGCGAGCGGCGGCGGCGGTCGCCTTGAGTTGTAGAACCGCCTCGCTAAAGTTGTCGAACTTCGTCCAGATCGCCGCGTTATGCTCGAGGAGCGTAAACGACCCCGTAACCATGAGAGAGCCGGCGTCCTTCGGTTGTCGGGCCAGCGTCGTCGCCCCGAGCTTCTTCGGCTCGTCGGCCGACCACGCCATCGAAACCGAGAACCGCTCGACGTCAATTTCGGTCGAGTCGAACTCGACGACGGCCTCGGTCGGTTGTATCAGGTCGAAAGCGTTATACACCGGCGTACTCGGCGAGCCGACGCCCTCGGTACCCGACCCGAGCATAGCGCCCGTACACTCGACGAGCTCGTCGACGGCGACCGTAATACCGAGCTCGGTCAACGTACCGCCCGAGTATTTGTGAGCGAGCCCAGAGCCGCCCTCGTCTCGATGAACCTCGAAGGTTAGCGGCGGCCGTACGAAAGCCGGCGCCGATGCTTGAGGTATCGTATGGGTATAGATAGGGTCGGCGTCGGTGAGGTCGGAATCGCCGAACATGAGAAAGACGAGCGACGGTAGATCCTGGTAATTGCAGATCGCCCGGAACGGCCCCCGCGATACGACCGAGCCTAGCGAGTACGCCCTCGGCCCGACCGAGCGAATACTCTCTACCGGTTGATACGACGGCTCCCGGCGTATCGCTTCCGATAGAATCTCGAGCCAGATATCCGGCGCGATAGGCGTATCCCAGACACTCTCTACCCCAATTCCCAAATGGTTTTCCATTGTGCTTTACTCCTAAGCGTCGCCGCGATTATACGTACGTGTTACCTCAAGGTGGAACGTAACCCGGTGCTCGGCGCTACGTGCCGCCTCGTCGCCCTCGATAAACGACCACTCTGCCACAACTACTTGCGCGGCAATACCGGCCGCCCTTAACGCCGAGTCGGCCGTCTCGAGCACGTTACGAACGTCGGCGGCGGCGCGCTCGGTACTAACGAGGTCGCCATCTTTCGCAAACAGGTCGAGCCGAAACGCGTACCGCTCGGAGCCTATCCGCCAGTTAAACGACTCGAGATCGCTCGAGCCGTCGACGGCGGTTAACTGTAACGACGGCGATTCCATTAGCGAGGCGTCCTCGAGCGAGGTCGTATCTATCTGCCCGACGTCGAACGAGTACGCCGGCGTAACTATGTTCGCGAGGTCTAGCCCGATCTTCTCTCGTATGGTTTCGCTTGCGTACACTTACCACCCTCGCAATATCTCATTAACTACGGCCTCGAGCTCTCGGTTAATCCTCGCCTGGTGACGACGCTTGACGCCAGCCGCCACGGGTCGCCGTGGGTGGAACGAGTCGCCGAACTCGTGGAACGCTAGATAAAAGCCGGGCCCCGGTATGCCGGCGCCGCCTCGAGGTCCTACGAACGTCTTAAAGACACTAGTCCCCGGCTTGTTAGGGTTAGGGAACTTCGTACGGACCCCGATGGTCCTTTTGCTCTTGCCGCTGAAAGTACCGAGTACCGGTAGGTTATCGTCACGGTGCCTCGATACCGGGTCGGTCATTTGCCCGACGAAAGCATCGCGCCACGCCATTTGAAGTACGCGCCCGAGCTTCCTCATACGTTGCCGGATTTCTCGCTTGAGTACCTTCGGCGCGACCCCGAGCTCCTTAGCGGCCTGCTTGAGCCGGATAGTCGTAATCTTGAGCTCGACGCCGCCGCCGGCTCCTCGAGCGCCCGAGCGCCCCGCCGAGCTCGAGCGACCCCTCGAGCCAGAGCTAAACTGCCCTTGCCGGAAGCCGTAGCGCTCGAGGTTAGACACTAGATAATCCCGAGCCGCTGTCGCCACTGGGCGGCGATACGGTCAGCCATCCTATCGAGGTCGGTCGGGTCGAGCGGCGTAGCCGATAGGTCGACCGAGCCTTTCGATACGAGCCCCTCAATATCGCGCCGGCGGAAGTGAGCGACAACCAGGCGCGTACAGTCCATCGTTAGCCCGGCCGGGATATTGACGTAGCCGGCCGTATAGATAACCCGCCAGTTACGTACGCCCCTCGAGAACTTGCCGCCGTCGAGCCGTACGATATGCGCTCGCCTATCGTCGCCGCCGAGCTCACTCGACCGGCCGACCCCCTCGTACCGCCACGCGTCGAGCTCGAGAGCGGCCTCGCCGGCGTCGGAATACGAGAGCTCCTCGATAGACGTTACCGACTGTAGCGGGCCTTGCTCGAGCCATAGTCGACCTACCCCGAGCCCGTCGTACGTTTCGGTATGCACCCATGAGCCGAAGTGCCGGCCCGACCTGCTTTGTAACTGCGAGCTCAACCCGGTAACGAGCGAGTCGATTAGCACGTTATGAGTCGTCGAGCTATCGCCTAAACCCAGGTGCGACTTGACGAGCGCTCGAGTCGTAAGCCCGAAGGAGCCCTCGCCGTAGCCGGCGAGCCCGGCCTCGCTTATCTGTAACGGGTAGTCGAATACGCCGCCGTCGGCCGTCGGTGCCGAGGGATTCGTTATGGTGAGTATCCAGGTCCCCGCCTCGTCGAGTGTTAAGGCGAGCTCGTACCATCCGGTCGTACCTATCTCGACGACCGTTACGGTTATCGCCGAGCCGGCGCCGTCGGGGTCGACGAGTACGGTAGCGACCGAGCCGGCGACGCCAGTAACGAGCGCCCCCTCGGAATCCCGTACAGCGTGTCGTACCGTTAGCTCGACGTTCTTTACGCCCGACCAGGCCATAGCCTACCCCTTTCCCTTGCCCTTGCCCTTGCCTCTAGGTTTCGCTTCCGGCGTCGGTTCGTCGGCGACCTCGCCCTCGAGCTCGGCGGCGGCGACCTCTACCGGTGCCGGGTCGACGGGGGTCGGCCCGATTATCGCGACGAGGCTACGCTCGACCCATACGTTAGCGAGCCGCTCGATAACCTCGAGCTCGTCGCCCGGCTCGTACGTCTGGTCGCGAAACTGAATTTCCTTGAGTGCCTTTACTCGTACCATCCCACCCCCTCGAGCTCGGGAGAGCGCCCGACCTGGTCGAGCGCCCCCTCGAGAGTTTTACGTTAGGTCGCGACCGATGCGTACATAACGGCGTTAGCGTTTACGAGGTTTGAGTCGAACCGGGTAAACATCAAAAAGGCGACCTGCAGGAGCTCTGCATATCGCTCCTCGAGCCGCAGCATAATCGGCGGCTGTACGCGCCGGATTTTGAACTTGCTGAGGTCGCCGACCAGATAGGCTTTATTCGTACCCGTCGGCGCCGGCATGTCCTGGTTAATCCAGTACGGTACGCCGAGCAAAGTCGGCGGCGCGTTATTCGCCATACCGCCGGGATTCCAAATCGGTTGCTCCGTGGTATCGAGGAGCTTACGCAGCGAGACGAGGCAGGTATCGTTGAACATGAGCCCGTAAGACGCTTGCCCCCGATACGCCGGGTCGACGGCGTGTACCAGGTCGACGAAGTCGGCGTAGTCCGGTTTCGTGCCGGACAGTGAGAAGTCTAAGTCGGCGTCGGCCGCCGCCGTAACGATACCGGTCGGTTGCGCGCTACCGGAACCTACCGTGCAGTACGAGCCCATACCGCGCCCGAGCCGCTCGCCGAGTGCGTCGGCGAGGAACGAGGTCAAGTTAACGCCCTCGTCCTGTAGTAGCTGCCGCTGGACCTTTACCATCTTGCTCGAGAGCGTATAGCTCGTGAATACGATCCGGTCGAATACGACGTCGCCGGCCGTAACCGCCGCCGTGCCGCTCGTCTCACTCAAGAGCTCCCCGGCGTTAGCCGTGTCGTCGGAAGTCGGCCACGGCATTAGCGCGCCCGTCGACGTGTTGAACTTGCCCGTCGGCGCCGAAAGGATTGCGCCGTATTGCGCCATCACTTTCTCTACTTGCCCCATGAAATCCTCGGGTACCGTGTACCCGCCGTACGGCGAGCCGCCGGTGCTACCGGTCAGTACCCGCTGCTCCCCGCCGAGCTCACCCGCCGCCACGTCGAGCGGCTTAAACCCCCGCTCCATCGTCGCCCGTTGCTCACCCGAGAGCGCCGTAATGCCGCCTCGAGCCCAGGCCATGAACGCCGCCGAGTAGTCGCGTTTTCCTTTCTCCGGGTCGGCCTTTCCCTTTCGGGCCGCCGCCTCCCGAGTGCGTCGCTCGAGCTCGGTAGCCTCGAGGTCGCGACGCTCCGATTGCTCGAGCTCTTTCAGTCGCTCACGCATCGACACGCAGCGCTCCGATTCCGACGAGAGCTCGTCGAACCGGGTTTGCTCCTCGCTCGTCAGATCGCGGGATTCCTGAGTCGCGAGCTCTAGCAGGCCGCGAGCTTCCGAGAGCGCTCGCTTCGCCTGGTCGTCAAGTCGTCTAATCTCTAGTGCCATGATTACTCCCCTCGTCGAATCTCGAGCTCGAGGTATCGAAGTCGAGCCCGCCGCATGTTAGCGGCCCGCACCTGGTCGCCTCGCGAGGAACCTCCCCAGTTAGCTGTTAGCGAGCGTACCGCCGCCGTCGTGTCGGGATAGGCCGGAAGCGTAACCGGCCCGAGCTCTTTAACCTTGACTCGGGTTAGGGTCCGTAACGCTTCCTCGCCGACCTTGCCCCATTTTTCTTCCAGCATGTCAAACGTGAGACTCGAGCCCCGTACGTCGCCGCGGCGAACGAGCTCCCTCACGTCCCGGCCGGCGCCGGTATCGGGTAGCTTGACCCGGTACCGTAGCCCCGTTTCGTTGAGCTCGAGCGCCAGCGTCCCCGAGCTCGAGCGCCCGAGTATCGAGCCTACGGAATGGTTAAAGGTCGCGAGCACGTCGCCGGCGAGCTCGACCGACGCCGGAGCGAACCTCTCCACAAAGCCGCCCAGGTCGAGCGAGAGAGCGTCGTAAACGACGGCGTACCCCTCGAGCGTCCCGTCGGGGGCGACCCGGAGCTCGGCCGCCGGGTCGACGGTGAACCGCCCGATTAGCGAGTTATCCCAAGTCGTTACTCGTCGCTCGTCTTCCATTGTTTCCCCTCGAGCTCGAGCTCGGCGAGCGGCTCGGCGTATTCGTCGACCAGGCCGACGGCGAGAGCCGCCAAAGCCTCGCCAGTCGCTCGGGCGTTGCCCCGGTGCTCTCGTATAACCCGCTCGGCGAGCTCAGCGTGTCGGCGTACGTACGTATCAGAGCGCCCGATTACGTACCCGTCGCCGATAGCCTCGAGGAGCGGCGTAAAGGTTTCCCGGTGCCGCCGATGTTGACCTACCCATAGCCGGCGGAACCGCTCGGCCGTCCGTTCCGCGACCCCGTACCGGCCGACGTGCCCCCCAATCGCGGCGAGCTCCTCGGCTTCCCGGTGCAGGAGCCGACGAGCGGCGTCGACGAATAGCGGCCGGAAGCGCTCCGGGTCGGGCTCCTTCGGCTCGGTCCCCGGTACCAAAGCGGCCGGTATCGGCTCGGGCTCCTTCGGCTCCTCGGCGGCGTCGACCAGGTTAAGCGGAACGAGGTACGTCTCGCCGGCCCGGCCCCCGATAGGCCCGTCGTCCTCAAGCGCTCGTATCTCGTCGGCGTTATAGAGCCCCATTTCCCGACCGATACGGTACCCCTCCATTCGGCTTTTATAGTCGCCGCGAAGCATCCCGCGTAAGTCGATTTTGGTAAAGAAGCCGGCCCGGCGCTCGCTCTCGCTAAAACACTTAGCGTCGACGGCGAGCTCGAGCCGGCGGCTTGCAGGAACGAGCACGTCGGTCGCGAAGCGTAAATTTTCATGCTCAATGTTCGCTCTATCGCCGGCGTCGCGTAGAAATCCGATTTTGTGCGGCGGCGTTAGAAAGATTCGAGCCACGTCGAGTAAGGCCAGATTCATTTGCTCGATATATTGGAGTTGGTCAGGCGGTAACGAGATATTTTGATACTTCGAGCCGGCCCCGAGTACGGCTATCCGCCCCTGGTTTGCCCCGGCTTGAGCCGCCTCGAATTCATCGCGAATACCCTCCCCGGCGCCGACCTGCAGGCGGTGAGCGACCTCGATAACTCCTCGAGGTCGGCCGTCGTTCCGCATTAGGCGAGCGCCGGTATCTCGAGCGGCGATACCGTAGCCGATACTCTCCGCATGCATAGCGAGGAGCGAGTAACCCGTAACCCCGTCCCATCCCGGCCCGGCGACGTGAACGACCGAGTCGGCCGGTATCGCTCGCTCGCTACCGAGGTCCTCGGTCCAGGTCACGTAATACAGCCGGCCGGCGGCTGTCTTTCGGGCCCCCGTCAGGTCGGGCGAGAGCATATCGAGCTCGAGGAGCTCCCCCGAGCTCGAGTCGACCCGCTCGAGGTACCCGTTACCCCATCCGTCGACGTGCATAGAGAGCGCTTCGCGCTTCGTCATATCTCGCAGGAGAGCGCCGAGCGGATGCCCGTCTACCTCCACTCGAGAGCCGCCACGGCGCCGGTAGACCCCCCAGGGTAGCGCCGCAAGCGCTTCGGCCCGGACACGTAGACATGCAAACACGCAGGCGAGCCGCATAGCGGTTGTCGACGTGACCTCGACGCCTGACTCGACCGGGTTTACCCCGAGATACGAGAGGATATTAGGCGAGGAGAGCGGTACGCCGGGGTCCTCTAACGAACCTCGAGACGTGCCGGCCGGGTCTAGGAAGGCGGCGAGCCGTTGTAGAAAACTCACACGTTCTAACCCGTTCCCACCACTAACGAGGGTAGAACGAGCCCCTATACCACGTCAAGCGACGAAATAAAACCCCTGCATGGTTAATCCGTGCGCCGATTAAGTGCGGGGTTTAGGCGACGACGTCGGCCGCCGTTAGGCCCCGCTCGCCGGCCGTCAGGAGCCATGTCGCCATGATTGCGGCGACAATACCGTCGATACGGTCGCCCGACCGGTTCTTAGCCGGCGTGATATTGCCTTTACTGTCCTCGAGTACGGCGACGTTCGACGCTTGGAACGCTAGGACCGGATTACCGTTGTGAGCGAGCCTCGCCGAGCGCCATAACCTCGAGAATTCGGCCGTCGCCGGGCCCATATGCTTAGCCGTTTGCCCAAAGGCGACCGTTTCTATCCCTTGTTTCTCGAGGTATTGTCGGGCCATTTCCGCCTGATACGGGTCGTACCCGACCAGGTCGACGACGTGTGAGCGGCAGAACTCGAGAATCCAGTCGGTTACGACCTCATAGTCGATGACATTCCCCTCGGTCAGCGTGATAAGCCCGGCGTCGCGCCACGCCCGGTAGGGAACTTGCTCGGCCATTTCTCGCTGTACCGCGTTATCGGCCGGAATCCAGAAATGCGAGCCGACCCCGACCCGGTCGCCGTCGTACCAGGCCCAGACGAACGCCGTCGTATCTCCCTTGGTCGACAAATCGAGCCCGCAATAACAGACGGCGTTAGCCGGTACGACCAGGTCCTCGAGGGTACAAAGCGCCCATTTATCGCGAGGTATCCAGCGTACTTTTTGCTCGGTCCACTGATTTAGATGCAATCTCCGAAACGCGTTTTCCTCTTGTGGATCTTCGGCGGCGCGTAAAGCCTCGTCGGCGAGGTAATCTCGAGTAATCGAAACGTCTAGGTTAGGATTTGTGGCCCGCCATACGTCCTCGTCGGCAAAGTCGGCGTCTTTCGGTGCCTCGTATATCACGGGTAAAAACGACGCGTCCTCGAGGTCGCCGTCGCGTATTTTGCAGGCTCGAGCGTACTCCCGGTAACAGATAGATTCATGGTCGTAACCGGCCGTCGTAATCTCGAAAAGTAGCGGCTGCTCTCGAGAGCCCGTCGACGTTACGAGCGCCTCGAGGAGCGAGCCGACGTAGCCCCCTTGCCATACGTGGAGCTCGTCGGCGACTATCGCGCTCGAGTTAAAGCCGTGAGCTCTCCTCGCATCGGCCGATATCACGCGGTAGATACCGTGAGTCTTTACGTTGAGTATCTGGCGGTTATTGCCTCGAGTGATTTTGGAGCGAGCTCGTAACGGCTTCGACTTCTCCACCATGAGAGCCGCCACGTCGTAAACGAGTGCGGCTTGAGCCTTATCGGCGGCGGCGCTATAAACCTCGGCGCCCGGCTCCCCGTCGGCGAATAGCATCTTGAGTGCCACGCCGGCGCCGAGGAGCGACTTACCGTTCTTTCGCGGTATCTCAATAAATACGCGCCGTATGAGCCGGGTACCGTCGGGTCGTTTGAGCCCGAATATAGGCCGGATAATACGCGACGCCTGCCAGCCGGCGAGCTCGAAAGGCTTGCCGCCCCATTTGCCTTTAACGTGTACGCAGTAGCGCGGAAAGAAGTCTACCGCCTGGTCGGCGGCGCCCTGGTCGTAATACGTATCGCTCGGGATAATCCAGTTTGCCGGTACCTCGCAGCCCGGCGCGACCTCGAGGTAATCGGTCAATCTAGGTCCGATTCCTCGGGGTCCGGGTCGTCGGGTCCGAAGCCGCCGCCAAGCTGTAACCGAGCTCGAGCCGTCGGGGTTAGCCCGAGCTCGGCGGCGAACTTGCCGGCGCGTATCGCGGCCTGGTTTTTGATGCTAACTGCAGGGTGAGGTTTCATACCGCCGGCGGCCGTCGTTACGATCTTACCCTCCCGCCGCAACTTGTACGTCGCCCAGGAGAGCTCCGCTCGAGCGTCGGCGTAGAGCGTAATTATCCCGACGTCGGAACCGTCGAGTATGCCGAGCTCGAGGAGAGCGTCGACCGTCTCGTTAAAGATTCGTAGCGACGTGCCCTTTAGGTGCTTAGGCGCCGGCGGCTTGACGACCTCTTTAACGACTCGAGGGAATAGCGCCCCCTGGTCGGGTATCGGTCCATGCCGGTCCTTCCGATACGTACCCTCGACGACGTGCATAGCGACCGGCTTAGGCTTACGACCCCGCACCATTTAGAACTCCTTTACGACCTCGTCGACGATAGCGCGGAACCGAGCGACGTCGGGGTCGCCGGCGGCGGCGGCCTCGAGCTTAGGCGCTACCTTCGGCCACAATTGGATAGCCTCGAGAATCATCGGGTAGAGAGCT